CTTCTGAGGTGACTTCATAAGTTTGGCCTTCTATAGCGCGAGAGCCACCAACCCATGTTTTGTCTGTTGTGATTTTTACTTTAGGCATCTTTTAACTCCCAAAAGAAGGAAAGGGGGCCACTACAGCCCCCAATCTAATTAAGCAGCTGTCGTACAGTCAGCAATAAAACCGTGGGCTTTTTGCGAACCAACTTGCAAGCCATATTCGACCGAAATTAATCGGCGCTCAGAGTGGCCTGTTTTGGCCAATGGCTCTTGCTTGGCAGTCTGCAAGTAAGCAACCGAAGCATAGCTTGGATCAAGAACGAACACATCGCGAGCACGGATATGGCGCGAAGGCACGATTTGAAGCTCACCGAAGTCAGAAATATAAACGTCAATTGCGGCGTTCAATTTGCTGTCTTCTGCTTCTTTGTAGCGCGTAGCGTTACCTGTAAAGGCAGACATTACTTGCTTGTTATAAGAACCACAAAGAACCACAGAAGGCTCTGCACCGCTATCCCAGCAGGAAGCAATGACAGTTTTCAAGATGGTTTCTGTCAGCGCACGTTGTGTGCCGTCTGTAGCACCAGCATTAGGGAAACCAGCTTCACCTGTACCGGATGTTGTACCAGCGGAACCACCAGTACCAAACGCAGTGTTTGTGGTGATAAAGGCTGGCAGACCAGCAGTTGCACGGGCAGTGCCAGAAGAACCAGCAGACGCGGCAGTATTGGAAAGCAGCATGGCTTCCATGTCGCGCTTCAGTTCTTTCAGTTTGTAAGCAACTTGCTCTGCAACTGTTTGCGCATCGCCAACACCGTTGACTTTGTTTGCAGTGGAAGACACATCGACCACTTTATCGCTGATCTGCGTGTAGTTACCTTTTCGAACCGCATTAGTTGGTGAGTCGTTACCGGGAGCAGACTCGCCTTCGATTACGCGGTTGTCAGTTGCAACTGCCGCAAGATCAACTTCGCCCCACTCAAAATAAGTGTTTTCGACGTTGCGTGTGCCAATTGTAGACATGAAAATTGTCTCAGTTGGCGTGATCGAAATCAAAGCGTCTTGAATATCCTCGCGGATAGTTGTGACGTCATATGTTTCGTTTGTATTAGCTAGAACACCCATTGTGTTTTCCTTTCGCTATGACAATAAGAACGAAGTGACACTTTGTATGTCACCGCTTTTCTTCATCCGAGAACGCACTTGTTGTCGCCTTTTCGCTTGACCATCCTCTGTTCGCTTTGCTCCAGGTTTAACCATCGGACGCGCAGTTTTTGACTTTTCTGCGACTTTGTCCTTTGTTCCCTTGAGCTTTTGATAGGCCACCGCGTCACGCATGATTTTGAATTCCCATCCGTGTGTCAACGAGCTAACGATTTCTTCTGGAACGCCATAATAACCAGTGGCCGTTGCGTGAATATCAGATAAGAGTTTTTTGCCCTTTTCTGGATCGCGCAGCTCTGGAATTTCTTGTTTCAGAATTTCAGCTTGTTGAGCAATATAAGCATTATTGGCTTGCGCCTGTTGTGCCTGTTGCTGCTGCCTAACTTGTTCAGCCTCTTGTTTAAGGCTTTCAAATTTTGCAGCATTTTCGCGGTATTCTTCCATTTGCTCCAAATAGCCTAAAGGGTCGCTGTTTTGTAGCTCCTTTGGTGGCTTCTGGGGCATTTGTGAAAGTTCACCATTTTCGAGTTGGTTAATGCGTTGCAAAAACTGTTCACGTTCTTGTTGCATGGTTTGGTTCAGTTGCTCCAACTCTTTACGAGAATTAGCATTCTGTTCCATACCCTTTTGGACGTAATCTTGCCCAGCGTAGCCACGCTTTAGCTCTTGCAGGGTCACTTTCTTTAGTTGACCATCTGACTTTATTTCAAGTTCAAGATCGTCAGAAAGCTCCACAGGAGCGGCTGGCTCGTCGGTGTATTCATCCTCATCTACATTTTCATAATCAGGCTCTACAGCCTCATCATCACTATCGTAGCTAGTGTCATCCTCGCTCTCAGCCATTACCTCTTCCGGTTCAGTCTGAGCGCCCTCAGTTACCTCTTCGGAAGCCTCAACAGCCTCGCTTGAATTATCTTGCTGCGGGGTTTCCATCAGCATTTCAGTTACAGAAGCTATGCTTCCATCGTTAGGATCAGTCGGCATTGCGGTGCTTACCCTTCTTTTCTATGAGCATCTCAGCGTTTACGTCCGCTTGGAGAATATACTCAATCTGGTTTAATGCTCTCAAAATGGCGTGAGCGTCTTCACGTTTTTCCACTTCGTCGGCGCTACTATTCGCAAAACCCTCAAGTTGCTGGTCTCGCAAATCCTTCATGATTAGCTGGAAATGTTCGTTTTGCATTAACGACCGGGATCGTGCTGCCCTAACCTTGTAATCCATAACCGCCCATCATTTGTTCGTTGTGTGCGCGTGTCGCGTCCTGTTCTGCTTTGACAGAAGCAACATTCACAGTTGCGTTATACTGGCCCAAAATCTTCGCGACTTCAACGGCAAGGTCTTGAACCATCTCATCACGCTTCAAATCGTCCTTCATAGCAAGTTCGTGCATTTTAAATTGCTGATCGGCAGATGCTTTTTGTGCATCCAATTGCAACTTCGCCATATCGACTTGAACTTTGCTTTGCGCTTTCATTTGCTCTGCCATTAAAAATGCTTGGTTTGGATCAGATGCTGGAGCGCCGCCTTGCTGCTGTTGTTGTTGCGCCATCATTGCCTCTTGCTGCTTTTGAGCAATTAGCTGCTGTTCGCTTTCTGGCGTAACTGGTTGATAATAACGATCTGAGTTTTTAAGACCAACCGCAGACAACATATCGCCAAGAGTGTTGCGAATATTAGTCATCGTGACCATGCCATTATTTGGGCCGTATTGCTGCCAAATGCTCATCTGCATCTGAACAGTCTCGCGCAGAACCGCAGCCTTTTCATTTTCGCGGCCAGTACCCAACCCGACATTAACTACAATATCCATGTCGGCGTTCCATACGCGCGGATCGACGGCGACGAACTGATTATTCAGACGGATAATTTCTTCTTTGTCTGAGTTTTTAATTATTGCCGAAGCAATCAATCTAAACAGTTGACGCATACCGCCTTCAGCTAAGTTGCGCGCCATAACCTCTGACTGCCCCGCAGCGCCCTCCATGGTGGCTGCAACTGCTGTCGCGGTGGCTGACTGCAATACATCTGGATCAAGCCCCTGTGCGGCCTTAGAAACGCCCGTTTTGTTATCAACCAGCATATCGAAGTATTGCAACGCTGGGAGAGTAGAACCCGCAGTAAACGGCACAACTTGCTCACGAATAGCGCCGGGTGACTTTACCCTTACAATTCGACCGATCTCGTTATTTAAAAGATCGTCTATTGAAACTTGGCCGTCGACAACTTCAAGGCCCGGATTGTTTGTCAGTGCTACGTTATCCAAAACGCCGCGAAGCATTGCCGTTGCCGCATCCTGATCGTCCTGGACTAACTGAACCAGCGATCTACCAAAAAATGCGTGTGGTTCTGGGTCTACTTCAAACACAGCAAACGGAACTTCATCCGCCTTATCATATGAAAGCATTTTGTAACCAGCGCCAGCCAATACAAAACGATAAAGCTGCGGGACGCCGACACCATCTGCGTCAATCTTCATATAGGCTTCTGTAACAACTATTTTTTTGGAAGTTGGGTCGGCACTTTCGTCATCGTCCTCGTCAATGGTATAACCACGGCGTTCATACTCAGCTTCAGACTCCATGGTTGAAATAGTGCCGGTTAAACCTTGGATTTCATCTTCCTCGTAACCCATAGCAAGCAAGTCGCCAACAGTCATGTCGGTGCGATGCCCAACCACAAAAAAATCATCTATGCTTCGAGCATTCCGATCTACAAAAAACTCTTCCGGTGGAACGGATGTAATAAGAATATCGCCATCGTAAGTTGTGCGGCTAATTCTTACGTCATAAACAGGACGTTCAATCTCAACGCCCATTTCGTCAATTTCGATTTCTTGCGTGATGGTTTGCTCTAAAACTTCAACGTCATCATCTTC